GGACACCGGGAGCCCTCACGTGGAAAGGTGAGCAACGCCAATCACTCGGTGCGCAGGTTAGCACCGGGTTGTCCGAGAGGAAAGCCCTATGAGCATCGAATCAATGGTGAAAGCGCTCTACACGCCCGACCTGACCCCCTCCGAGAAGCTGCTGCTCGTCGGAATCGCCAACCACGACGGCGACGGCGGTGCCTGGCCGAGCCTCGACACGCTCGCCACCTACGTCGGAGTGAAGGAGCGCCAGGTGCGCAACCTGCTGCGCGGCCTCGAAGAACGCGGGCTCGTGACGACCGACATCAACGGCGGCGGGACGACCCGCACACCGAACGATCGGCGCCCGAACCGCTACGAGCTGCATTTCGACGGGAGGCAACCCAGTGCCCCCCGCGAGGGGCAGCCCATTGCCGCCGAAACGTCCAGTGAACCGTCAGGTACATCCTCACTACGTTCGGATGGTGTTCTTCGCGAAGAAAGTGGATCAGATGATCTCGCGCGCGGCGACGAGGGCGCTGTTGCGCCTAATGAGCCGGGAAGGCGGATGGCCACCGCGTTCTGGGATCAGTTCTCTGCCGCGTCAGGGGGGCTGCGTCCGTCCACCCCGTTCATCCAGCTCGCTGCGGTGGCCCGCAAGGCACTCAAAGCCGGGCTGACCGAAGACGAGGTCGTGGCAGGCATGATCGCGACGAAAGTGATGACCGGCGAAGCCGTCGTGAAGGAAGCGGTCCGCATCCGCCAGCAACGCGCCAACGCGCCAGCGACGGGAACGATCGAGCCGGTCGCGTCGCTGCTGTTCGCCGCCTGGATGGAGCACTGCGGCGATCCACGGAACCCGCCGCCGCCGTTTGAGCGGATAGCGCTGCTGCAAGCGTTGACGACGATGCTGCGTTGGCCGTCGATGACGTTCGCCGAAGTCGGTGCCCGTTTCGGCGGCTTCGTCCGCGCTCACGGCCGGACGTTGCCGACGATCGAACAGTTGAAGGAGGTGCCGCTCGGCTCGTGGCCGTTGAAGGTGTCTGACACCGATCCGGTAGCGACGTTCCGCAAGTACGCGAACGGCCCGAGGTTGTCGGCATGAGCGCGAAGACGTTGCCGCCGCAGTCGATCGAAGCGGAGGAGGCGCTGCTGTCGGCGATCCTGCTGCGACCCGACATCCTCCCCGACCTCAAAGCGTTCGTTGTTCCCTCCGACTTGGTGAAGCCCGCCCATCAGTGGGCGTTGGAGGCGATCTACTCGCTGCACGACCGGGGTCTGCCGATCGACCCGACATCGGTGGCGAACGAGCCCGGCCCGGACGGCAAGATGTCGTACGCCGATCTGCGTGAGCTGTGGAACGAGCCGACGTCGTCGACTTCGTGGCGCCGCTACGCCGACATCGTCGTCGACTGCTCACGGCGTCGACGCCTGATCTATTCGCTGTCGGAGACGACGCAGGCGGTGTACGACACCACGAAGACCGTCGACGAGGTGCTCGCCGACTACGACCCCGTCGAAGCCGACCATCTGATCGCATCGCGTGGCACCGAGGTCGCCGGTCTTGCCTCGATGCAGGATTTCGTCGCGACGGCGAACATGCCGGTCAACCATCGCGAATGGTTGATCCCCGGCATGGTGCGCCGCATGTGGCGTGTCGTGCTCGCAGGGGAGGAAGGCGCAGGCAAGTTCGTGTTCCTCCGCCAGCTCGCCCTCCACGCCGCCGCGGGTCGTGACCCGTTCGACCCACGGCGGTACTTCACGCCGATCCGGGTGTTGACGGTCGATGCGGAGAACGCCGATTCGACGATCGTGCATCAGACGAAACTGGTCAACACCTCGCCGAGTATCGACCTGTTGGCGGAGGCGGAGGATCGGTCGCACATCTGGCATCGCGAAGGCGGCGTCGATCTGCGGTCTCGGCGCGGCAGAGCGGAGTTCGAGGCGGCGATCCAGAAGACTCGCCCCGATCTGATCATCGCGGGCCCGCTCTACAAGCTGGTCCGCCGCCGCAAAGGCGACGACGTGGATGAGGCGCCGTTGGAGTTCTGCGGGATGATCGACGATCTGCGTATGAGATACCGGTTCGCGATCATCTTGGAGGCGCACATGGCGAAGTCGAACTCGGGGTCGTATCGGACGTCGGATCCGAAGGGGTCGGGGGTGTGGATGCAGTGGCCGGAGATCGGTCGGGCGTTGCGTTCCGACGGCGACGCCGGGGTGTACGAGTTGGAGAAGTTCCGTGGCGACAGGGAGCCGTGCGACTGGCCGAAGCGGCTGCACCGCAAGACGTTGCTGAACTCGCAGCCGACGGCGTGGGGTGGCGAGTGGCCCGATGGCCGTTGGGCTGAGAACGAGACGTGAGCTACCGTCGCGGCAACCAACGAAAGGACACATCCATGCCTGACTTCGTTCCACTGGTGGCCCTCGGCCTCGTGGTGAAGACGACCGTCGACATTCTCCGCTACCTCCGTGGCCGCGACTGGAACGGCGCTGGGACTCTGCTCATCGCATGGGTCGGTGGTCTCGCCGCGGCGGCGCTGTTCGCTCAGACCGACTTCGCCGATTCGATCCCGGTCGGTGACCTGACCCTCGGGCAGCTCAACGCCGCGTCGCTCGTCGTGCTCGGCCTCACGCTCGGCTCTGTCGGCGCCAACGCCAACGAACTGTTCGGCGCGATTGATCAGAACCGGTCGACGGCGAAGCCGCATCTCGTCGCCGGTCCACCCCCGCCACCCTGATCTGTACCGGGGGGATGCAGACGTCACCGCCCGCCCACGGCGACCCCCAGGGGCGGGCGGTGCCGCGTCAGCCGAGCCAGCCGCGCAACTGGTCGAGGACGTCGTCGGAGAGCTGCGTCGGGGAGTAGCTCATCAGTCGTCCGGCGGTGACGTCGGCGTCGGTGAACCGGCCCCGGACGACAGCGAGGGCGCCCTGGACGGTGGTGCCGGGTCCGATCTCGCCGGTGGCGATGAGCGCCTCGTGGTCGAGGTGTCGGATAGCGAACAACGCCTGCCAGGCCCGCGGGAGCTGCGCCAGCTTCTCCGGGGGGAGATGCTTGTAGGCGAGGTAGACGGCGCGCAGCCGGCGGGCGGTGTCGAGGCCGAATGGGAGGTCTTCGACGACCCACCGTTTCCAGTCGTCGGGGTACATCTGCCATGCCCGTTCGAGGAGTTCGCCGACGCGCATCACCATCCGGTCGACGGTCTCGAAGATCTCGACAGTCATTTCATCGAGGGTTGTCGCCACGGTACGGTTCTGCGAGTGGACGAGCTGCATGAGACGGAAGGTAGTGTCGCCCCGCCTGTCGGCTACGGCACCTGCCGGATCGCTGCGTGTGGCGTCTGGGAGCTGACGATCGTGCTGGCCCGCTCCGGCGGGGTGTGCACGGGCTGCCATTTGGCGGGTCTCGGCGAGCAGTTCCGTCACATCGAGATCGTGTCGCGTGGCCGCCGCACCGCGATCCGCAAGACCACCAACCGGCCGGGACCGCCGAGGCGCACCGCGACCCGTGGCGCCGCGAATCATGCGAAGCGGCGGGCGTTGAAGCGGCTCAAGAACCTGTTCCCCGACCTGTACGACATCCTCGTCGCCGAGGAACGCGCGAACGTCGGGTTGGAGCCGTGGCCGCTGCGCCGCGCTCTCGAGCACCACGACGACCCGGACGGCTCGGTGGCGGCCGGGTTCGCCCGGATGTTGCACGAACTCGACGAGGTTGGTGTCCGATGAGCCGCCGTCCCCGCGACTACGTGTGGGATGCGAGCCGGGCCGAGTCGATCGGTGCCGCTGACCGTTCGACGCAGTCGTTCGCTGCGATGCCACTCGACCTCGCCAACAGTCGGGACGATCGCCGCTATGTGCGGGAGTTGGCGGGGCATCGGCTGGGCGAGATCGGCGACGGCTGGAAGTGGTACAAGCGGTTGGGGACGGTGCGTGCCGCGATCGAACGTTCAGCGAAGATCGCCGGATACGCGAAGCCGGTCGCGCAGCGGCTCGCCCCGGACGGCACCGTCGAGTCAGAGATCGAAGACGGCCGGGTGGCGGAGGCTGCCCAGGCGTTCTACGCGAAGTCGGGCGGCACCCGCGGCCTGTTCGAGCGGTTCTTCGTGTTGATGAAGATCCCGGCCGAGTCGTGGCTGGTGCGCGAGGAGGACGGCGACGGCTACTTCTTCCTGTCATCCGCCGAGTTGGACGTCCGCGACCTGGACGATGAGGGCACGAACTCGGAGATGGTGAAGTGGATCACGAAGCCGACCGGGATGGGTTTCACCGAGTCGCAGTTCCACAAAGAGATCTCGCCCGGCAACCTGTTGGGCCGGGTGTGGTCGCCGGCGCGTGACTATTTCGACATGGTGAACTCGGCGATGCCGTCGCTGACGACCGAGATGGAGGTGTTGTGGTGGTTGACGCTGAACATGCGTGCCCGCCTCCAGTCGCGCTACGCGATGAACGGCATGTTCTTCGTGCCGTCGTCGATCAACGAGGTGTCGGTCACCGGCACCGACGGCAAAGTCATCCAGCAGAACGTCCTCGCGTATCTGAATCGGGCGTTCCACAAGAACATGGCCGAAGCGGAACGCGGCGAGGCGACGTCGGCGGCGGCGCTGCTGCTGCGCGGCGACGGCAAGGATTCGGAGTTCCTGCGCCACATCCGTGACGACTCCAGCATCCCCGAGGGCGACATGAAGGCCCGCGCCGAGCTGCGCGACACCATCCTCGGCTCGTTGGATGTGTCGAAGGCTGGGGCGACGGAGAACGAGGAAGCCAACCACTTCACCGCATGGCACAACGCCGACGAGGAGCGTCGCATCGCCGTCCAGCCCGATCTCGAGATGGGCTTTTGGGCGTTGACTCGCCTCGCCTACTGGGATGAGTTGGAGCGGCGCGAGGTGGAGAACCCGCAGCAGTACCGGTTGTGGTTCGATCTGACCGACGCCCAGGTGAAAGCGAACCTGTCCGAAGATGCCCGTCAGGCCCGCGACCGGGGCGGCATCTCCGTGAAGGAACTGCGCGCCATGTCCGGCATCAAAGAGACCGCGAAGATGAACGACCCGGACTACATCAACTGGGTTGGTGAGAAGGTGCAGGATCCGTACCTGATGCTGTTTGGCCGTCCCGGCGTCGAGAACATCGACTGGGACAAGGTGAAGACGACGAAGCCGACCGGCCCCGCGCCTGACTCTCCTGCCGATGACCCGCAGGCCGGACCGGGTGAAGGTCAGCCGGGTTCTCCAGATGACCAAGATACCGACACGCCCCGGACTGACCGTCCGGCGTAGGAGGCGCACATGAACATCACCAAGGGCTCCCAGCCGACCGAGCGCCCGCCGGGCACGCTGCGCGCCGTCCATTTCCCGCAGCTCGCGGTGATGGACGAAGGCACGAAGGAGGGCTGGCTGTCGCGCGTGATGCACGCCGACGGCGGCGACGTCCAGGAGTTGCCGCGCTCGATCTTCGGGCAGTTCGTCGACATGCCCGGCCATGACGGCGCGGTGCCGGTCGGGGCGTTGCATGAGGTGAAGTTCGACTTCGAGTCCGACCCGAAGATCCTGTCGGGGAAGGGCTGGCTCGTCGACGACGAGAACGGCCGGCGCATGGCACTCGGCATCCTGTCGAAGTCGTTGCGTCACAACTCGGTCGATCTCGCCGAGATCCAACTGGAGATCGAGATCGTCTGGAACGACGACATGTCCGACTACGACGTCGTCGCCCACTTCGTGAAGTGGAAGCTGGCGAAGACGACGTTCGTGTCGACTCCCGCGCATCCGAATGCTCACGGCGTCCTCACCGACGACGAGGTGACCGCGGCGCTCGGCGAGATCATGGCGTCGGCGGAGTGGGATCCGATGGATCCTCTCGTCATCGACTGCCCGTCGGTGGTGGCGTTCGACTTGAAGCGGCCTCACATCGAGGTGACCGCCGGGCTGGCCGGGACGCGGCCGTCGTGGGATTACTTCCACATCCCTGAGCCCGATGTCGCGACTCCGCATACCGTCGAGGATGCCGACGAGGACGGCTTCATCCCGGTGTACGGGCATCTCGCTCAATGGGACCAGTGCCATCAGGGGGTGCTCGGTCAGTGCATCATTCCGCCCCGCCCGTCCGACAGCTACACGTCGTGGAACAAGTCGGGTGTCCTCACCGACAACGGCAAGGTGTGGACCGGGCCGCTGTGCCTCTACGGCGGCCATCATCCGCTCGCCGATGTCGGCTCCGAGAAGGCGATGGCGAAGGCGTATTTGCAGCTCGCCGACGGCGTCGAGAACGCATGGGCGGACGTCCACATGATCGCCGGTCAGATCGGCCCGTGGTACTGCGGCTACGTCCGTCCGGGCCGCTCCGACGTCGACGTAGCGAACGCCCGCGCGTCGCGGGTGTCGGGGCACTGGCTCGGCGACAAGTTGAAGTTCGCTGTCTGCGTCAACGCCGAGGGCTACGACAACGGCGACGGCGAACTCGAACTCGAGGTCGCCGCCGGGCTCGACGGGATCATCACGAACACCGAAGGCGAGATCGTCGAACTGTTCGCGTCGCTGCCGCCGTGTTCCGCCCCGGTCAAGCCGACCGAGCCGGCGTCGGGTGACGTGGAGCGTTTCGTCGTCCAGGGCACCGAGATCACATTCGAGAACATCGACACCGGTTCACCGACGGTCACCGTCGCGCGGTCCGTCGATGTCGATGCCGAGGTGGCGTTGGCCGAGTTGGAACTTGACGATGACGACGAGGTCTTCGTAGGGTAATACCCGACAGGGAAGACGACCTCCTGCACGACTCCGCCCGCCGCCTGCCTGGCGGGCGGTGTCGCGTCCGACGGCCGGGTCTGTTTGTTCATCGGCGGGGGCGCCGTGAATGATGTGCGACCACAGTCCTCACCGACACGATGGAGGAAGTCCACATGAAGTGGCCCCAGATCCCCGCAGCTCTCGCCACTCCTGGTGAGGACGGCACGTACGACCTGTCCGGCATCAGCACCGACGACCTGCGGGCGTTCCGTGCCGCTGTCGCCGCCGAGGCGAAGCCGGTGCTGGAGGCGTCGCCCACAGCCGAGTTCATGGCCGAGTACGCCCCGTATCAGGCCGCGTACCGTCTCGCGAAGACCGAGATGGCGGTGCGTGCCACCGCCGCCGCCGGGCTCGAGGAGCTGTCCGACGATCCCGAAGACGTCCCGGCCGAGGTCGAGACCGACGAGGAGGTAGAGGTCGAGCCGCCCGTCGAGATCACCGAAGACGAGGAGACCGCAGCCGACGACGAGGATCTCGCCACGGTCGGCGCCGACTCGATCAAGGACAAGGGCATCGCGTTCCACACCGGCAAGGGCGGCCCGGAACGCAACCCGAACGTCCGCAAGGGGCTCGGTGGCGGTTCCCGCTCCGACGACGGCCGCAAGGTCGAGCCGGACATCCTGCGCAAGAAGCGGGGCGCCCCCGGCTACTCCGGTGACGGCGACACGTTCGCCGACTGGCGTGAGGTCGCCCAGGCGATGCTCGACGCCGCCGACGGCATGGATCCCGGCTCGGACACCCGGCATCGGATCGCCGGCATCCCCGGCCGCTTCGCGAAGGGGCGCATCCTCGGCGACAACTCGTTCTTCAACCTCCAGCAGTTCCAGCCGGAGGAAGTGATGGCAGCGATGTGTGCACCGCTGATCCCGGTGTACGACCTCGCCTGCCAGAACACGACCCGCCGTCCGGTCGCAGCGTCGCTTCCGGCGTGGCGGCTCGACGCCCGCGGCGGCGTGACGATCTACCCGTCGCCGTCGCTTGACGACATCACCGGCGGGACCGGCATCTGGACCCGTGAGGACGACGCCGACGCCGAAGCCGTCAAGAACGCCTGCCAGCTCATCGAGTGCGCCACACCCGAGGAGTTCGTCATCTACGCCGTGTACCGGTGCCTCACCGTCAAGAACCTGTTGGCGATGACGTTCCCGGAGCTGTTGGAGGCATACCTGAACCGCTTGGCTGCGGCTCAGGCCCGTCTCGCCGAAGTGCAGCTCTTGGAGGCGATGGCGACCGCGACGGACACCATCACCGGTCAGGAACTCGGCTACAACGCGACGACGCGGATCACGTCGACGATCCTCAACTACCTCCTGCTCTACGCAGAGCAGCAGCGGTGGGATGTCAACGGTCTCATGGAGGCGTGGATGCCTCGCTGGGTGCTCAAGGCGATCCAGATGGATCTCGTCCGCAGGCGCCGCACCGACGGCGGGTTCAACATGGTGCCGTCCGAGGCTCAGGTCACGCAGTTGTTCCGTGATGCCGGTGTGAACCCGCACTTCTTCATCGACCGTCCTTCTTGGGCGACGGCGCTGCCGACGCTCCAGACGTCGGGCCTGATGAACAACCCGCCCCGCAACTTGGAGATGATCGTCGCCCCGCCTGGGAAGCTGACGATGATGGACCGTGGCGAGTTGACGGTCGGCGTGTCGGGGAACAACATCTACCGTCTCGAAGACGACCTGATGCGGAACCAGTTCACGTTCTTCTTCGAGAACTTCGAGGGCGTCGTGAACACCAACACCTGCCCGGCTCACCTCATCGAGATGAACAACCTGTGCTACAACGGCCAGCAGATCGCAGACGTCTACATCGACTGCGAAGGCGGCGACTACCCAGGCATCGCCTCCTGATCCCGTCCGAGAACAACACATAGGATGAGGCCCGGTCCGCGAGGGCCGGGCCTCTCTCGTTAGAAGGAGTGAACGATGCCGAACCAGTGGGTGATGCCACAGGCCACCAAGCGACCGTGGGGTTTGCTCACCGACGCGGCCACCGCGCTCCCTGCGTCGGCGTTCTCGGAGAACTTCCCTGGCGGTCCCGGCCCGAACCGGATGCAGCAGGGTGTGACGTTCACGCCGTGGGGTTGTGGCGGGCTGCGTTGGGGTGATTCGGAGGCATGTCAGGAGCCGGTGCGGATGGTGCTCCAAGACGGCGACGCCGGTGGCGACGAAGGTGATCCCGGTTATTCGCCGGGCTACTTCGAGCTGCAACGCACCTTCCCTGAGACCCGCTTCCAGAAGGCGTTCCGGTTCGCCGACGCGTTGGGCTGTTCGACGTTGTCGTCGGATTGGGAGATGTTGGAGCGCCGTACCCACGGCCGGATGGATCTGATGGCATCCGAGGCGCTCGCACTGCAACTGAACCGGGGTTGGGCCACGACACCGGTTGTGGGCGGCGATCTCGCCGGTGAGGGCGATCACAGCTTGCAGTCCGACGCGGTCGTGAACGGGTCGACGCTGTCGGCGCCGACGACGTCGATCGAGAACTCGATGATCGTGCTCGAGGAATGGTTGGCCGACGCCCTGCATGGCGGCAAGGGTCTGATCCATGTGTCGCCCGGCATCTTGTCGAACGTGATGGGCCAGTTGGGCGGCAAAGTCATCGACGGCCACGTCGTCGCCGCCTCCGGCCACGAGATCGTTGCTGACGCCGGCTACGCCCACATGTGGGGTCCGGGCGGCACCATCCCGGCGGCTGATCGGCGTTGGATCTATGCGTCGGGGCCGGTGTGGTATCAGGTGGCGGCTGAGAAGGACTTCCGCGACGAGTCGAACGTCCCGACCGTCAACGCGCTGTTGGCGATCCGTGAGGCGTTCGGCATTCTGCTGTACGACCCGTGCACGGTGGCCGCAGTTCTCGTTGACCTTGCGCCCTGACCCCCAGGGGTATTACCCTCCCCTGGGTGCATGTCGCTTACATCGGTAACTTCGAGCCTGAACACTCCACCGAGAACGAGGTGCGGCGAGCGCTGGAGAACAACGGTCACCGGGTGTCGCCCTTCCAGGAAGGCCATCCCGAGCAGCTCGACGAGTTGACGTTCTGGATGGGTCGTCACCCACAGACGGTCGATCTCGTCATGTGGACCCGCACCGGCGGCCTCGCAGCGAAGTCAGGGGAGGCGCTCTACTGGAAGCTGCTCGCCACCGCCCGCAAGGCGGGTGTGCCGGTCGTCGGGTATCACTTGGATCGCTGGTGGGGGTTGAAGCGTCAGGCCGAGATCGCGACTGACCCGTTCTTCCGTGTCGACCTGCTGGTGTCACCTGACGGCGGCCACGACGAGGAGTGGGAGAAGGCTGGCGTGAACCACGTGTGGTTCCCTCCCGGCATCTCGGAGCGTCACTGCCGGTTGGGGACACCGCAGGAGCGGTTCAAGTCGGACATCGCGTTCGTCGGTTCGTGGCAGCCCGGCTACCACGAGGAAGACACGTACCGGCCGGAGCTGATCCGCTGGCTGCGCAAGAACTATGACCGGCAGGTGAAGTTCTGGCCCGAACCCGGCCAGCACGCCATCCGCGGCGATGATCTCACCGACCTGTACGCCTCGGTGAAGGTGGTGGTCGGCACGTCGTGTCTCGCGCCGAAGGTCGATGGGTCGCCGATGACGCACTACTGCTCCGATCGGATCCCCGAGACGATGGGCCGCGGCGGTGTGCTGTTGCATCCGTGGGTGGAGGGACTCACCCCGCTGTTCCAGCACGATTACTGGTATCTCAACAGCCTGGAGGATCTCCGCGGGATGATCGACCTCCGGCTGGAAGACGGCACGTTGCGGAGCGCCGAGCGCGAGACCGCTGTCGAGAACACGAAGCGGGACCACACGTACGAGGTCCGGATGCGCCAGTTGGTCGACCTGCTCAACGAGCGGGGCATGTTGTGAAAGACGGGGAGCGCCCTCCGAAGGATGTCGATGACCGGTGTCGGGCGTTGACGAAGCACGGCTGGTCGGTCGGCATTCGTAGCCAGTCCATCGGCCGCACACAGGCCGGGCTCGTCGTGTTCGCCACCTATGTCGCTGAGGCGACCCGCGACGGAGAATGTCTGCGCGAGGAGAAGCACACCATGAGCGAGGCTGTCGAGTTCCTGTTCTGGAAGGTCGCCAAGGTGGACGAAGGAATCGACGACGACTTGGAGAAGCCATGAGCCATCCGAACGACATGACGACGTGGGATGAGATCTGCTGCCAGCGCGGCCACACCTACCACGATCGCAAACAGGTGAGGGTCGATCTGTCGAAGCCTCACGGCTACCACGACTACCCGCAGGTGCCATCCCATCTGGCGTGCCGGTTCCCGCTGGCGATCTGGCAGTGGGAGCACGAGGAGTACGCCGAGATGGGCGTCTACTGCCCCGCCCACGACGCGGTGTCACGCACGATTGACGAGCTGGGGATCTGGGAGCCGGCCGAGTCGATCCTGACGCTGTCGATCTTGTCGCGCGCTCACGAGGACAGCCTGTTCGTCGATTTCGGGGCGCAGATCGGCTGGTTCTGTGCGCTCGCCTGCCAGGCCCGCCGCGATGTCGTCGCCTTCGAGGCCGACCCGCAGTGCATGTCGATCATCCGCCAGAACATGCTCTTGAACGACTGGGACGAGCACGTCTCCTACCGTCAGGAGCGCGTCGGCCCGCAGGCGTCGCTGGTGGGGTTCGCCGATCGCCGGATTGCCCTCGCGAAGATCGACATCGAAGGTGCCGAGGAGCACGCCGTCGACTTGCTGTGGCTGTCGATCGAGAAGGGACTCGTCGACCATCTGCTGATCGAGATCTCGCCGGTGTTCAACGACTCCTACCCCGACCTCGTCGTCCGGCTGCTCGAGGCCGGGTACGAGGCGTGGGTGATGCCCGACAAGCAGATCCCGCCGGTGCCGTTCGAGAAGTTCCCGCAAGACCTGGAGGCCAACCGTCTCTGGCCTGCGAGCTTCACCGGTGAGCTAGGCGTCGTTCGTGAGACCGTGCGGAGATGGCACCAGCACAACGTGCTGTTCAGTCGGAGCGGTGCCCGCGACTGGTCCGCGTGGACATGACAGCCGATCAGCAGATCACTGTGATCATCACGGCGTCACCGCGTCCGGCGGATCCGGACACGTCGATGCTGTTGGAGACGATCGCGTCGATCCGCCGCTATCTGCCGTCGGCGCCGATCATCTGCGGGTTCGACGGGGTCCGAGATGAGCAGCCTGAACGTGAGGGGCCATACAAGGAACTGGTCGCTTGGTTCTGGAAGCACGCCGACGAGGCGTTCGGGGGAGACTTCAACGTCAAGGTGTTCACCCCGCACGTCCATCAGACCGGCATCGTGACGTCCGCGATCGACGAGGTGAAGACACCGTTCGTGTTGTTCATGGAGCAGGACGCCCCATTGGAGGGCGACATCGTCTTCGGTGACGTGTTGAACGCGATGATTTATCACCGGCTGAACGTCGTCCGCTTCTTGCACGAGGTCGCGGTGCTCGACGAGGCCACCTACCTGTATCTGGAGACCACCCCACCGCCAGGGATCCCGTTCGTGCGGACCGTGCAGTATTCGTCACGGCCGCAGGTGGTGCGCACCTCGGTGATGCGGCAGTGGGTGAAGATGTGGGGGCCGCGCACCCGGTCGATGATCGAAGACTTCTTGTACGGCTGGTACGACCACGGCCGCGCCGTGAGTCTGCTGGGGGCGTGGCAGCGGGGTCGGATGGCGATCTGGGCGCCCGGCCCCAACTTGAAGCACTCGGGCAATCTCGACGGGCGCGGCACGGACCCGAAGTATCCGATCCACATCGAGGTCGAAGGTGAGACACCGATCGGTGCGCCACACAACGGCGATTACGACATTGGAGGCATCAACACATGAGCGTCATCGGGGTCACCTGTCCGTGCGGCGTTGGGTTCTCTACGACGGCGAAGCGCCTCGCTGACGGTCGAGGTCGCTACTGCTCGCGCCCGTGCATGTATCGCTTCCGCGTTCGGCCGACCGGGCTGGTCTACGAGGTCGTGGCCGACAATCGGGGGTGGTTCCCTAAGACCAACGCCCTCGTTGGCTCCGCGACCTGGCAGTCCTGGCGAGGCATGTTCGAGCGGTGTGCTCGACGTCGCGGGTACGTCGATCGCGGCATCACGATATGCGCTCGGTGGCGTGACTTCGCTGCGTTCGTGGAGGACATGGGGGTGCGGCCGGAGGGCCGATCCATTGATCGAATCAACAACGACGGCAACTATGAGCCGGGCAACTGCCGGTGGGCTACGCCCAGCGAACAGGCCCGCAACCGTCGACCACGAGCAAGGAGAACGGCATGATTATCGGTGTCTCTGGAGGGGCCGGGTTCATCGGATCGGCGGTGCGTCGTCTCTTGGAGGCCCGTGGTGACACGATGGTGTCGTTCGACCATCCGCTCGACGTGCGCGCGTACTCGACCGTCCTCCATTTCGCGTCCGGCGTGGATGGCGTGATCAACCTGGCGGGCATCCTCGGCACCGCAGAGACGATCGACAACGAGGGTCCGTCGATAGCGGTGAACATCCAGGGCGCGCTGAACGTCGCTGACGCCTGCCGGTTCCACGACATCCCGATGGTGCAGATCGGCACTGGGCATCGCGGCCAGTTGAACCCGTACGCGGTGACGAAAGCCTGCGCCGAGGATCTCGTGCTCACCAGGGCGATGTGGTCCGGCCTGAAAGCGAACGTGGTGCGTGCGTTCCACGCGTACGGGCCGGGTCAGAAAGCACCACCGCCGTACGGCACTGCGACGGTCCGCAAGATCATCCCGTCGTTCGTGTGCGCCGCGATCAGGCAGGATCCGCTGATCGTGAACGGCACTGGGCTGCAACGCATCGACCTCGTCCACGTCGACGACGTCGCCGCAGCCCTCGTGGAAGGGTTGGGCTATCCGTACGGCCGCACATTGGAGGCTGGGACCGGCACCGACGTCTCCGTGCAGGACGCCGCCCGCGACGTGGTCGCAGCGGTCGGGACACACACGACGATTCGGTACGTTCCGATGCGGCCGGGTGAGCCCACCTACTCGGAGGTGTTCGCCAAAGAGCCAGCCGTGCCAGCTCGCCCCTGGCCGTCGCTGGATGACACGATCGCCTACTACCGGGAGATGCTCGCGTGATGGACACCGAAGCGATGCGGGAGTGGGCGTACTGGGATGGCCTCGACGGCGAGGACATCGACCTGAACACGGCTGGCCTGCCGTCGTATCCAGCCGGAATCGTCGGGTCCAATCTCGCTGTCCGGTTCATGTACGACATACCGGATGGTCCGGTGCTCGATCTCGGGTGCGGGACCGGTCGGCTGACGGTGGAGTTGTCGGCTCGCTATTTCCCTCGCGAGTTCTTCGCCGTGGACATCTCGCAGCGGATGCTCGATCGCGTCGACGCCCGCTGCCTGCCCAACGTCAAGACGTTCCTCTGTGACGGTAGGACGCTGCCCGATTTCGGACCGATCGCCGGAGCGTTCTCGGTGACGGTGTTGCAACACCTGCCGCACGAGGCGCAGGAGTCGTACATCTTCCAGGTGGCTCAACGGCTGCTGCCGGGAGGGCGGTTCGTCTTCACGATCGCACCGGGTTCCGAGGACCAGTTCTTGACGCATCAGGTGCCCGATCGCGCCCTGCTGGATCACTGGTGCTGGCGTGCCGGACTGGAGGTGCTCGCCGTTGAGCATCAGGACCCGGACACCGGATGGACGTGGGTCGAGACGGCGGTGAAGCCATGATCCCCTGCTACTGGATCCACTACCGCGGCGGCCCGGTGCGTTGCCGGTGGGATGAGCAGATGGTCGACCGGTTGATCTCGGGCAGGTTGAAGCGTCCCGGCTGGTTCCCTGACGTCGTCCACTACGAGACGATGGAGGCGTTCCGGCGGAACACGGTGACGGAGTCGTGCATCGTGATGTTCCCGGCCGGCGACCACGACGAACGCGACGTCGCCCGCCTCAACGCCGATCTGGGGCGGTTGCGGAACCCGGTGGTGTTCATCACGTCGGATGAGGGGTCGAAGTTCCCGGTGCATCTGATCAAGCATCCGACCGCGACATTCTTCGTGATGACCCCACGGACCGACAGGGAGTATCCGGCGGAGTCGACGTTCATCGGTGAAGGCGACGCCGACGCCGGTGTCCTGGTCGAACCGGACCCGTCGGTGGAGAAGGACATCGACATCTTCTTCTGGGGGCAGGGCGGTCATCGCCGTCGTCAGGAGATGTTCGAGGCGTTCGGCGACTGGATGGGCCTCGAAGATCGTGAGCCGCAGTGGGCTCAGATCGAGGTGATGCGGTCGCCTGGGTTCCTCCAGGGGATTCCCCGCGACGAGTATCTCGGTCGGATGGCGCGGGCGAAGGTGGCGTTGTGTCCGGCGGGGACGGCGACGCAGGATTCGTTCCGGGTGTACGAGGCGCTCACTCACGGCTGTGTCCCGGTCCTCGACGGTGTCCGCAACGACGGGGAGTCGCCGCACTATTGGGGGCGTCTTGGTGGGGATCTAAACGTTCGGGTGCCGATTGTTGAAGACTGGCAGGACGATCTGGGCTCGGCTTTACAGTACGCGCTGAACGACTGGCCGAAGTCGGCGGTGCGGGCGCACGAGTGGTGGCATTGGCACCGCCGCACGCTCGCTCTGTGCCTGTCGGCCTCGCTGTTCTCCGGCTGGGACGTGCATCCGGCAGCGGATCAGATCACGGTGATCATCCCGACGTCGCCGATCCCGTCGCATCCGTCGACTGCGATGATCGAGTCGACGATCAACTCGATCCGCCGCTACATCGACTCCGAGATCCTCGTCATGGTCGACGGCGTCCGACCGGAGCAGGCCGACCGGGAGGCCGACTATTGGGAGTACGTCCGACGGCTGATGCTGGTCGCGGAGCGCGCCGACAATGTGACCCCGGTCGTGTCATGGAACCACATCCACCAGTCCGGTCTGATGCGCAAGGCGTTGGATCATGTGACGACACCGTTCGTGTTCTTCGTGGAGCACGACTGCCCGTTGGATGGGCAGCCGATCGACTTCGAGCAGATCATCGACACGATGCGCTCCGACCGGCTGAACGTGATGCGGTTCCATCACGAGTCTCAGGTCATTGAGCAGCACGCCCACCTGTACCTGGAGACCGAACCGCTCGACGACTGGCCGTCGAAAGCGCCGTACGTGCGGACGATGCAATGGTCGCAGCGTCCCCACCTCGCCCACACCAGCTTCTACCGTGAGCTGCTAGACGAATATTTCGCTCCTGGGGCAAAGACCATGCTGGAGGAGGTTCTGCACGGCGTAGCGGAGTTTGCAGCCCGCAAACAGGGCAACAGGGCGTGGGACGAGTGGCGTCTCGCCGTGTACGCCCCTCGGGAGGGTGGGATGCGCCGTTCGTTGCATCTCGACGGCCGCTCCGACGACCCGCAGTATCCGATGACGTTCGCCTACCCCGGTGAGCGGCCTCGCGGCGCGCCACGGCCGGGCACTCGATGAAGGTCGGGCTGATTGCCCGCGCCAACGATCGCGGGTTGGGGGTGCAGACGTTGGAGGCGTACCGGCATTACCCGTTCGATCGGACGTTGGTGATCACGATCCCCGACCGGCATTTCCCGGATCACGTCGACCGGTACGACCGGGGCGGGGTCACGTTCATGCAGCTCGACACCCGGTCGCATTCGTTGGGGGAGGGCAAGATCAAACGATGGGCCCGCGGTCTCGACGTGGTGTTCTCGGTGGAGACCCTGTACGACTGGAAGGTGGCGGACTGGGTTCGCGAGATCGGTGGCCGCACGGTGGTGCAGGCCAACCCGGAGTTCTTCATTCATCGCCGCAAACCGGCCGAGATCCAGCCGGATGTGTGGGCGTGGCCGACGTCGTGGCGTCCGTTCGACGACATGCCCGAAGGGCCGTTGCTGCCGGTCCCGGCTCTCGACGCGCAGCCTCCTGTCGCCGCGATCAGTCTCGACGATCCGTTCACGGTGTTGCATGTCGCCGGTCATCGGGCGCTCGATGATCGCAACGGCACCGACGGGTTCATGGAGGCGTTGCGGCGGGTCCGCCAGAAGGTGACGGTTCGTGTCGTCGGCCAGGACGGGCAGCTTCCGACGTTGCGGCGCTGCCCCGACAACGTCACGTTGGAGCTGAACCCGACCGGGGTGGCGGACCGGTGGGATCTGTACCGCGGCGTCCACCTCGTCGTGCTGCCACGCCGCTACGGCGGGCTGTGCCTCCCGGCGATCGAGGCGGCGACAGCGGGGTGCGCGGTGGCGATGCCGGGCTGCGTGCCGAACGACATCTGGCCGATCATTCCGCTCAGTTTCCGGCAGGGACGCAACCTGATGGTGCAGGCCGGACTGATCAAGACGTTCAACACGACACCGGATTCGATGGCGTACACGATCGACACGATGGCCCGCAACCGTGACCGTCTCGCGGCGCAGCAGTACGAGTCGTTCTCGTGGGCTCGCAACAACACGTGGGCCAAGCTGACCCCGATCTACGACGAAGTGTTCCGAGGAGCGATGAAGCTATGAAGATCCACACGGTTGCGTCTCTGCCGCACTACCACAACCATTGCGCAGCGGTGTTCTCCGCGTTGCCGGAGAAGTGGCGGGGGGAGCAGCGGTTGGCGAAACGGGTCAACGGGGCCGGGTTCGATCCGGACGACATCGTGCTCGTCGGCGGCTACTGGGACATCGACTCGGTGAAAGACAACCGGATCGTCTATGTGGAGCACGGCGCAGGCCAGTCGTATCTGCTCGACCCGGACTCGGAGGGCGCGAAGGCGTTCCACGGTTCGGAGCACGCCGAACGCGTCGTCGGATACATCGCACCGAATCAGCGGGTGGCGGATTCGTGGAAGCCTGCGGCGGTCGCTGTCGGCTGTCCGATCGTCGACCCGTTCGCACAGTGGACGCCGCGCGAGAACCCGAAGCCGATCGCTGTCATCGCGTTCCACTGGTCACCGACCGACCCGGTGTGTCCGGAGGCGGGCACCGCAGGCGAGCACTATTGGCGGTCTCTGCCGATCATCGGCCGCGAGTTGCGCCGCCAGGGATTCGAGGTGTGGATGACCGGCCATCCCCGCGACTCCCATGCGAAGGCCCGTGCGAATCATGCCCGGATCGACTGGCAGCCGTCGGTGTTCCAGGTCTATGAACGGGCCGACGTCCTGTTCGCCGACAACACCAGCCTCATGTACGAGATGGCGCACCTCGGCCGTCAGGTGGTGGCGTTGAACGCCCCGTGGTTCCGCCGCGACGTCGACCACGGGCTCCGCTTCTGGGATCATGTCCCCGGAGTCCAGGTTGACTCGGTCGACGAGCTGCTGCAACGCAACTGGCACGGCTACTGGGCTCGAGATGAGGGCGGCGACCTGCGCGACGCTGCGTCGCTGTACGCGTACGGCGCCGAACGATCGGATGGGATGGCGGGGGTGCGGGCAGCGGAGTGGCTGATCGACCAGGCGTCCGATGTGATCGCGGTGGTGTCGAACATGGAGATCGCCGGGCGGCGCACGAAGTCGGTGCGGCCGGTGTCGAACGCGATCTGCTATCCGACGTCGATCGTCGCCCGCTGGGTTGGGTTGGCATCCGGGAACGAGCTGGCACACATCGCTCTCGACGGTGTCGACCCGGTCATCGCGGAGGACGGCATCAAGGTCGACGGCGACATCTTGGTGGGCGGCACCGACTACATCGTGCAGTCATCCGATGAGGACATCTATCGCTATGTGACCCGCCTGAACTCGGATGGGAATCCGTCGTCGTGGCCGTCGAATCAGCGGTTCTGGCGGCCCGACACGGAGGACAACACGTTCTCGATGACGTTCCTG